CGCGCTGCTGCGGATCAAGTGGTGCCGTCTAATGCTTTGTACGCCAGGAGTTGTTGCGAGTTTGTAGGTGAACAGTGTCGCGCCCAACTCCTCGCCATCGCCGACGAGCTGGAGGGCAACCACACAAGTGAGAACGACTAATGGCAGATCCACTCTGGCTCCAGCTCCGCAACCACCCGAGTTTGTTTTGTCTGCACATCCATCCCTCGCAGGCTCAAGTGCTGCTGGAGGAGCTGGCGGAGCGTATTGAACAGCGCGGTGACAAGCAGCTTGATTTAGACCCTGGCGAGACTGCGGACTGGCTACGTGCTGAGGCGGCTATTGCCGAGCAACATGCAGCAGAACGCAAAGCGTACGAGGAATCACTGCAACTTCGTCTACCCCAGTAGACCTGCACACTAAACGTATTTTTAACAATGATTAATTCCTACGTGATCGTTTTTCTTTTTATTGTCCTGACCGCAGCTATTGGTCTTTTGTACCTTTCTTCTGTTTCTTAAACCCCTCTGTGGCAATAGCCAGTAAACTTCTATAGTTAGAGCTAGCGTAGTTTTTATTCATGTCTAGGCGTAACTGGGGGCGGGCCCTCGAATTTAATCGTCTGGTCTCCTCACTTACGTACTTACAACGTACTAATAAAGTTGTAGATAATGATGCGTTTTTAGTTTTAGAGCTAGAGGAAAAAGACGCTGACGCACAACCTAAACAGATTTCCCTTAGTGGTATTCAAAATTCACTAAACCAATCTACTGTTTTTACTACAGCTGTAAGCGGCATTGCCACCGCTGTCGTTAACACCATCGGTAGCGGGGTTACTCCGTATTACGGAAGTTTTTTTGATACCACAACGCAGACTAATCCGAGCGGTAATGGCTATTATAACGTTATGCGCTACGACAGTACAGACATCTCTAAAGGTGTCTCTATTGTTTCCGGAAGTTTAATTCACGTTGTTAATTCTGGTGTTTACAATATTCAATTCTCAGCTCAGCTAGACAAAACAGATGCTGGTACTGACGAATTAGAAATCTGGCTCGCCAAGAATAACGAAAATGTACCGTGGTCTAACACGAACATTACGCTAGATAAAAACAATACTCGTTATGTTGCAGCTTGGAATTGGTTCCTGTTGTTAGACAACAACGAGCACGCTCAGATACGCTGGCACTCGCTGGACACAGCTGTTCGCATCCTGGCTTCCGGTTCTCGGGTTTCGCCGGATCGCCCTGCAACCCCTTCTGTTATTCTCACCGTAAACCGTGTAGCGTAATGCACCGGTCCGTTTAAAATTTAAATTGTTTGGGTGCTGTAATTGGCCGGCAAACACTGCATCCAAGAAATTTACGGTGCGGATTCAGCCAAGCTGAATGACGAGGCTTTTGTTCACACGTCGTTAGCTGAAGCTGCCTCTGTGGCAGGTGCTACGTTGCTGGACATTAAGACTCACGTCTTTGAACCTCAGGGTGTTACAGGTTTTGTGTTGCTGGCTGAGAGTCATATTTCTATCCATACTTGGCCGGAGCTAGGATATGCCGCAGTGGATGTTTATACTTGCGGCGACAAAACAAATCCTCGTAAAGCTTGCGAGTATCTTAGTGAGTGTTTTTCGGCCGCGGATTGGGCGATCGTTTCTCTTGAAAGACCGGTGCCTAAATTAGTCCCAGCTTAAATATTTAGCTCTGCCTGCTGGCTAAACTACGAAAGAGCCGCTCCACTTTTTGTGGTCGAAGGTGACTTACTTTTCGAACTCAAGTGTTTACAGCGGAGCAAAGCTAGAAAAAGATTCAGAAAAGACATTTTTGAAGCGTGGGAACATCGTTGCGCTTACTGCGATCGAGACAAAGCCTCTACGTTGGATCACGTCGTTCCCAAGGCTAAAGGAGGGTCGACTGCTAGAAGTAATTTAGTGGTTTCCTGTGCCTGTTGTAACTTAGCTAAATCTGATTTATTATGGTTTTCCTGGTATCGATCCCAGGAGTTTTGGACACCTGAGCGCGAGCAAAAACTCTTAAATTGGGTTAATCAAGACCATAACGAAGTGGAGTCTGCGCGGCATTACTTAGCGCTCTGCGAGACTCCACTATCCGTACGCCTCAGCGCTTAGCCAGTTTTGTAACAATTCCGGCAAATACTTCCAGGATTCGGTAGTACTTGGCGACCGCTTCGTCGTCTTTCGGGGTATCCGTTAGGTTAACGATCGTCAGTGCCAGAGCATGAATGGCAAACAGAACAGCCAGCAGCTGCTCCACGTGGTTGATGAGGTTTTCCATGATCCCTAAGTGGGTACTTTTATTGTACTCAGTCCTTTTTGTAGTTTCCCGTAATCCGCATTTCACCGCCTAGTAAGTCTTGTGCCTTCGAGCCGTCCGCCGGCAGCTCTGTGTAGACGAACTTCGGGGGCTGCCGTTGATCCCACTCCTTTTTAATTTGATCTATCTGTTTGTCTACTGAAATCAGCGTGGACTCAATCTTCCATAAGACCCAGTCTCTTTTACAGTGTTTTAATATTAAAATAATTATTTTATACTTTTTTAATGATTTATAGTGACTGCTTAATGCGTCTATTACTTCATAAAGCAGAGCATACCATATGTTGTAGTTAGGGTTTTTCATCGGATCTGCTCATAATAAGGCGATCTAATTTGTCGTTAATACTTCTTAACCATAATCGTATGTCTCCTAACTCCGTGTTTAAGTCAGACTTCAGTACATACTTTACTGGTAGTTCTTCGATTTTATCTTCTACCGACTCTACTCTTTTCTTTATAGATTCAAACCTGGAGTTTATGATTGCCTGCCGCTGTTGATGCGACCACGTAAACAGGCCGAGCACCGTGGCCAGCGCCGCGATTACTGCTTCGGGGCCCACTCCCTCTTTCCCAAGTATTTAAATTTTACAGCGCCGTCGCCCTTACAGACGAAAATTATGGTTTAAACTAACACTATCTGGGGTTCTGATTGTGAGCCAGTTCACCAAAAATTTAGAGTTAAATAGCGTTCTGGCTAGTGGCGTTTCGACGACCAGTCAGCGCTCCACCTCTACGCATTTCGATCAGCGTCGCCAGTTCAGTGCCAGCGGTATCGTCGTCACTACTGCCGCGGCGCGTTCGTATGTTGCCGACGGTCTGTACGGCATTGCTGATTACTACCCCTTGGTCGTTAACGGCACCGGCATTCTGCAGGTCGATATCCGCGATCAGAATAACTGCGGCGACGTGGTAATCCTCAACGCCGCGGGAACCGAAGTCATGGTGGCGTCTCCCTCTAAATACAGCGCACGTAAGACCGCGATTACTCAACAGCGTATCGCTGCCAGCGGTGTTCACTACGCCTACATTCAGGTGAAGGGCCGCTCTGGCTGTGAGTATCGTGTGGGGATCGACCTCCAAGTTCGGTGAGACTTTCTCAAAGCGGTCTTGACCTTCTGAAGCGATTCGAAGGGTGTCGCCTTCGTGCGTATCGGGATATAGCAAACGTTCTAACTATTGGTTACGGCCACACTGGCGCGGACGTAAAAGAGGGTCAGCTTATTACGCAAGAAGAGGCTGATCAGCTGCTACTTAAAGACGTCCGAGTGTTTGAGACTGGCGTAACTTCGTTGGTGTTTGTCTCCATAAATCAGAATGAATTTGATGCGTTTGTAAGCTTTGCGTACAACGTTGGACTGCATGCGTTCGCGTCATCCACGTTGTTGAAATTATTCAACGCGCGCACCAGCAAAACCGTAACTGCTTCTGAGTTTTTAAAATGGTGTAAAGCAGACGGTGTTGTTGTAGAAGGATTAAAACGCAGGCGCGAGGCGGAAAAAGAGCTATTCTTGACGAAAGTTCTGCATCCGCTCTTGAAGACCTCGATTCTGGCCGAGCGAGACACGTGGCTTAAACGGGAGCCTAAGCAGTCTTCGGATCTGCCTGCCGAGAAGAAGCTTTTTGTTCCCAAGGGCTCCGCTCACGAGTGGGCCGAAATTAGCATGCTCCCCGGGGAGCGGCACTACCGCGTACGCCTCGCTGCCCAGCCAAACTCTGAATGGTGGTTCTGGCCCGACGACTTCAAGATTATCAATGACGCAGCCGCACCTTCCCCTTCTCTGCCAACTGGCGAGCCATTTGTTTTATCTGTTCCTTACTTTTCACAACGAGATAACTACACTAATCCTCTGAGTACTTGCTACAGCAGCGCTAACGCAATGCTGCTTAAGTTCCTCAAGCCCGACGCCATCGCGTCAGATGATGAGTACTTGAAAACTGTGTATAAATACGGCGAATCGGAGGATGCTTCTACACAGATAAAGGTTTTGCACGAGTACGGGGTTGACGCGCAGTTCCGTCAAGACGGATCGTGGACGGCGCTGGACTCTCAGTTAGCCAAACGAATTCCTGTGCCTATCGGCATCTTGCACAAAGGCCCCGTCCATTCGCCTAAAGGTAATGGCCATTGGATCATCGTCATCGGCAAAACCGCAGACGGGAAGGGGTACGTCGTCAATGATCCTTATGGTGATTTGGATTTAATTCGCGGTGAATATGTAAACACAAACGGCAAGCAGCTTGTGTACTCCAGGAAAAATTTAGAGCCGCGCTGGCTTGTTGAGAGCCCTAAGAGCGGTTGGTATATCAAGGCATCCAAATGACCCTAACTACTCAGCTTTCCGCGACTGCGTGGCTGAATATTGCGCGCTGCGCCGATCTTCGGGCCCAAGAGAAAACCTTTAACTGGGATGAAGATCAGAGTCCTCTCGGGGAACTTATAACCCGTGAAATGGCTCGCATGTTAGCCTACCGCAGCGCCCTGATTGAAAATGTCCTGGAAGGTGTACGTTGTGAACGAACCCGAAACTTCGTCTAAGTATGACGGGGAGAAAATTTTACGCGAGTGGGATGCTAAACATGAACAAGGTAAATCAGACTTTTTAGACTTTTTGTATGCCTTGTATAAACCAGAGGATCATTGTTACACAGGTTTGTATCAAAGGTTCTCCTCTGATCTGATCGAGTCATTTAGAGACGCCTACATTGCTGGTGATTTGGATCTGTCCGTCAAAGATTTATTAGATGATCCCCTTCAGTCTGATCCTGTTTGCGAACCTCTATGCGACGTTTAGACGTCAGGTCTTTGCGTTTGTAGACTTAGTTATACGATTTACTTGGCATGGCCCGGGATTACGATAAAGAGTATAAGGATTATCACGGTAAACCCGAACAGATCAAACGGCGCGCGTCTCGCAATAAGGCGCGTGCCTACATGGTTAAGAACGGTAAGACGCACAAGGGGGACTCGCGTGAAGTCGATCACAAGAACAAAAACCCGTTAGATAATTCGCCGGATAATATTAGAATGAGGGACAAGAATGCCAATCGGCGGGATCAGTAGTGGCAGTAATTCCTGGCGTAAGCAGCGGCAGAAACCCGGACGCAGCGGGTCAGCCCAAGTTCATGCCCGGTTTTATGGGCTACAACCGAGAGCCCGACCTGACGATCCGTCGCGCGCAAATATTTGATCGCACGACCCGCGTGGCTTCCCAACTGGAGCACGATCGGGGCGTTTATACGCGTCCCCCGGTCCAACCCGTCGAGTACTCGGACGCAAATATCAAGACCAGTCATCACCCGATCGGCGTTGCCGGCTACAACCCCCGCGCAATTGCGGCGCCTGACAGCCCCGATGATATGAGCCAGGAGCAATACATGCTCTCCTTGGCGCAAGAGAAGCCCGAGCAACGTCTGCGCCTGCAGGAAGAGCTCTTACTGAACGCAAAACAGAGTTTTCTTAGTACTCGCGTCGTCCCGACCGATTACCCAGTTCTCGATCATAATACGGTTAACAATCTTATGACTTTAGCTAAGGCTAAAAAGGCGGCGAGGACCTGATGCGCGACTCTGATTTTCCGATTCGTATGGCGGGGCAGCGTCTCAGTCTGGATTCCACCCGTTTAGCCGGAATCACACCTAGCGAAGTCACTCGACGTTTGCGCTACCAGGCGGCCAACCCCTCCACCTGAAGTAGTATCAGGGGCAGCTGAACACCCCGCGTGGCATCTCCTGAGTTCCCCGCCGCTCGGTTGGATTGGATAACACCCGAGGCGGAGCAGGTGATGGCCCGTCATGCTCGGGTTTCCACTCTGGATCCCGATCGTGACGACTTCGAGAAACTGTTGCGTTACTGCATAAAGCACTCGCATTGGAGTGTTTTCGAGCAAGCCTGCGCATCGTTTCAAATTGTGACGTCTCGGGCAGTATCACAACAGATCCTGCGCCACCGCTCGTTCAGTTTTCAAGAGCTAAGTCAACGGTATTCGGATCCCACATCGATTCTCCCCGACGAAACCGAGCTTGCAGCAAGCTTTGAACTGCGGGCTCAGGATCTTAAAAACCGTCAGAACAGCGTCGCTTACGAGACCGACGCTATCGAAGCTCGATTCCGGCCGGCCATCGAGACGCTGTTCGCGGATATCCAACGGCTATACGACGAGATGCTTGCGGCTGGCGTGGCCAAAGAGTGCGCTCGAAATGTCCTTCCTGTCGCGATGCCGACTCGGTTACACATGACGGGCTCTGTGCGCAGCTGGATATTTTATGTGGGTCTGCGCTCGGCTCCGGGAACTCAGTACGAGCATAAGGTTATCTCCGACGCTATCGGTAACGCCCTCATTGAGCTCCTTCCCTGCACAATCGCGGCAGTGCAGGCCGAAGCATCCGCTGGGCTTAATCCTGGGCTTAGCGGGTGGAGCCATCTCAGCTAAGCGAAAGGGGGCTTCATGGGCCCCCTTTAGACTCGCCTTGCTAGCAACTCTTATCGTAGCAGATTTTGCCACGGGTCGTCAGTAGGCTGGGGCGCCACCGGCGGAACAGAGGCCGCTGCGGCCCCTGCTGTTTTGAGAGCTGCTGTTTGAATCATCAGGATCTGCTGCTTTAGGAAGTTGTTCTCAGCCAAAACTCCTTCCAATCGGCTGTCGGCCCACGCCGTGGCATTGGCTGTCAGTTGATCCAGAACACTCTCGGGGTGCGGAAACCGAAAGAACATCCCTTCCTGCAGCACCACTTTTTCGCCGTTCTGAGCCTGCGCTAAGGCTTCTAAAAACATCAGCGCGTTTTCGAACGGAATGTCGCTAGTGAGGCTCAGCTGCTCCGGGATGATCAGACCTTTGTTCTGTTCGTACAGAATTCCGAAACTTGCGGCTACGCGTCCTGCTTCGGCTGCTGACGTCTCCCGTTTGCGCGAAGTTTCCTTCGCAACAGAAGCGCCGGCCAGTAAGGCACCAGCACCAGTGAATGCCAGAGAAAGATTGCTAGGGCTGAAGACCGCTGAAAGAAGTACGACACCTGCGCTAAATCCTGTAAGAGAACTAATCAGATTCGGTTTCGGGAGCTTTGTCATGCGTTTGAAATGCAACCTGCCACTCGGCGGGATCGGGGTTGGATGCCCATTCCACGGGGGAGGGCAACCGGGTGTCGCCGAATGCGGCGCGATCCGTGGTGACATCGTAGGGCTTCAATCGTAAACCAGTGAATACGGCTTTACCCCTCTGGAACTTAGGTCCCACACCGTCTACCTTTAAGACGTTGCGAACGGTTTCTTTTAATCTGTCGATGAACCGCGGTTTTGCGGAGTGCTTGTATCCGTTAGATTTGCAGAAGTTTACATAGCTAGCATACAGTTCCATGTATGCGTTTTTAACAAACAGCCCCCTCTCGCTTTCGTCGATGCTGGGACGAAACGCGCCGCCGCCGATATTGCTGTAGCTGTTGGGAGCGTACATCGTGCACTCTGCCAACCACGCTACGTACGGATTATTGAAGATCAAGGCTTCGAGGTTGGTCGCGTTGAGAGACGGCACGTGCTTGACGGGATTCGCCAGCACGTCTCGCATCTCGTCGAATGGCATGGATAGCGCCCAGGTGACTACGCCACTGAGTTCAGGCACCAGCTCGCCTTCGACGCGATCTTGGTAGATATTCAGGAGATCACGCCGCTGCGATGGCGGCACTACCTTATCCATGATGATGGTCAGTCGACGTCGCTCTAGACCGCTGCTGATATCAGAGCTACTGATGTGCTCGTTGGATGCGATACAAACCAGAACTTCGGGCTTGAAACTGATAACTTCCTTACCGTACTTACGCTCCGCACGCAGAGTGTCAGAGGCGGACGTAATCTTTTTAAGAACGTCCAACCGCTTGTTGAAGTTAGCTTCGTCAGTAAGTAGGAGAAGCTTTTTGCCGATCAGGTTGTGACATTCAAATTTATTTGTTTCGATGATCTCCAGGTTGCTGGTGTGCGTCGCCGCAAAGCCCGCGAGAGCAATCAGAAGCTGCTGCAGCGTGGACTTACCGGTGCCTCCAGGACCCACGAGGTGAAGGAAGCGCTCTCCTGTTGTGTACCCCGTCAGCAGCGCGCGGCAGAAAGCCCTAAGGATGATGACCTTCTCTGTTCCCACGCAGGAGTCCAGCCACTGCAAAAACTGAGGACACTTTGCGGACGCGTCATAGGGATACGGCAGCCGGCTTCGTAGATAAAGATCCTTCTGGTTCTCCGTTTCAAACTCAAACGTGTCCGCATCCAGCACGCCGTTGCAGAAAGGGATCTTGCCCCGGCTGCGCGTCCAGATCGAAACGCGTCCTCCGTCCACAGACTTGAGGAGTTTGGCTTTCAGGATGTGATACACCGAACTGATGGTTGCCGAGTTGTACCTCGGGAGCACACCCGCTGTCACAAAGGTGTCTAAGGTTTTTACAATGCGGCGTTTGATGTGCTGCTCGTCTTGTAGATACCAAACCTTCTGATCTCTATCGTACGTAAAGAACTCATCTAGGCTGGAGTCGAATAGAAACTCACCGCCGTAATTGTTTACAATGATATCCGCTACGTCATTTTCCGAGAACTGACGATTGTTTTGTTGAATCTGAACCAGCTGAGCTGGCGTTGACGGCGTGGTGGCCACGGGTGTCTTGGGTGTTGGTGTTGATGTGGATGTTTCAGCGACTTCCTGCTCGGCAGCAGGCATCGATGAAGTGGTGTCGAAATTAAGGAGCTCGTCGAAAGACAGAACCGAGTTCGACGGTTTGGGTTTTTTGTTTTGAATTTCTGTGCGGACGGCCTCCGGGCAGTACTCGTCAAATGCCTCGGGGCTCGTTCGTCGCAGCCGCCGCCAGGCTGCTAGTTCTCCCTCTTCAGAGGCCATCAGGATGGCGGGCCTCAGTTCTGTCGGGCTGCTTACGCTATTTAAGATTCTGGAAAACTTGCCATCCAGCTCGGTGCCGTACTCGTAGATATTCTCGAATATGAGCTGTGCAGTTGTCAAGGGGGCGTCGGCTGCCGGAATCCCGTTAGCGTTCAACCAGTTGCACCAGCCCAGGATTTCCTTGAGTGCGACCGTCATTGCAAAGGAGCGGTCGTCCACAGGCTGCCCGTCGAGCATCGCCTTCACCGTCCGACTGAGCAGCTGAGGCAGATCAGCGCCTTCCGGGGCTACCGCAGTGTTCAGGTAGGCTTCCGCGTCCCGTTCACCGTCGTCTCCGCGTGGGAGCGCCTGGTACGCAGCGTAGGCTTCTTCGACCTTCTCTGCCGGTATGTAGTTTGAAAAGACGCCAAGGATACTCTCGACACCTAAGCCCCCATAAAACAAATTAGGGACTTGGGTGGCCCGTCTGTCGGAGCCTGGTATCTTCTCAGCTATATAACGAGTAAACCATTGATAAAACTTAGTATCAATTATTGGCTTTTCAAGCCCAAAAACTAATCTGAATCGCGGCCAACTGGGTGTGTGACTAGGTGAGAGATATGCTGCTGTTAGGTACTTTTTACAGAATTCTAGATCTAAAGCCTCTGGGACAGTAAGCTGTTGATCCTGAATCTTATTTCCATCAGCATCTTTTCCGTCGGCTTGATTATCTATGTCGATGATAATTAGACCGGCTTGAATACAACCGGTCTCTTTTTCTCTACGCCGTCCTTCGAGTAGGTGCCACGCGCACAATCCGTTTTTGTCGTCGCAGACAAACTTAATCAGCTCGTCGATATCGCTTTCGCACGCAATCCAGTTCTCGTTGAAGGCTCGAAAGTTGCCACCTGTGGCGATCTTGCCTGTCTTAGGGTTTAAGACTTCTGAGACTTTTTGATTGCGGCTGTAAACGAACTTCACGAGACCTCCTAGTCTTGCCATTGTGCCACGACTTCGCTTGCGGCGCAGCGGAAGTCGCCGTTAAGCTTTCCGCCCCTTAGGTAAAAGAGCAGACTCTCATGCTTTTTGTAAGTCGTAAAATTGTCTCAGGACTGTTAACCATTGTTCCGTGTGTTTGTCTACTTGAGCGCGACTAAAGGAGAACACTTGGACGTCGTATTCCGGCAGCGGCGTGGAGACGATGATGCGCGTTTTGTCGATTTTTAGGCCTAAGCATTCCTCAGCGGCTAATGCGTACGCCGCCATTTGCATCATTGTTTTCTTAGCTTTGAACACACCTCCTATGAGGGCTTTCTTCACGTTATCTGGTACGTCTGAATTTGCTTTTGGGAAGTTAAGTGAGTACGGGGACGTGCTGGTTTTGAAGTCAGCCAGAATTGTCTCGCCGTTTTCGTCTCTATAGATTAAATCAGGGCAACCTGCGTAACCTTGATTTGTTTTCTCGTCGTAGTAATGCAGACGGCCCACGCCGTCTTCCCCTACGTATTTACGCCATTGGGGTTGGTTATAGGGCGACTCACTCCATAGGACCCTACTGTTGCCCAGGAGCTCGTCGAGTTTTTCAGGTACGCCCCGCCAATACGGTTTGTATTCTTCCGGCGGGTTTACGGTGATCCCGCGAATGTGATTCTCCGTCGCGCTGTGAATCCAGGTGCCGCGTTCGGCTGCTTTTTCTAGCGCTCCTGGGTTGCTTAGATTCCACGCATTCAGCTTCTTACGCGTTTCTTCCGTCTGCGTGGCAGACAGAACAGACGTTACGGACGGTAGCGGACGGGGAACTCCATCACAAACATAATGCCGTAGGCCGTTCAGAGTTAACCTTGTCTGGGACACGATTTAGTGTCGAATTATCCCAACTCTAATCGATTTTGTTAAAAAGCCATTGAGAAGTTCGAGGTGCGATCGTCATCGTCTTCGTCATCATCTTCGTCATCTACTTCTTCGTTATCGTCATCCTCTTCCTCGTCCTGACCGTCGATAAAGAACTCAGACTTCTGATACGAGAAACTCTGCGCGTGGCTGTTCAGCTCCTCGCTTAGGCACATCCCGGCGCAGAAGCTTTCGTTGACAATCTCTGCGCATTCCTCAGCTGCGCGGGCCTCCCCGCTCGGGGAGACACACTCCTGCAGAAGTTGGTCAGACACCAGCAGCGCACAAACCTTTTCGAGTAGTCTGTTCGTTTCTGACAGTTGCTCCAGAACGTCGCGTTGGAACCTGTCAAACTTTTCGCGGCGGGTGTAGGTCATGGCAGAGGCGGAAGTGGGTCCACACGGTCCCAGTCGAGTCCGTATGTTATCTGAGTTCCATCGTGCCAGCACTCTGGCCGTTGGAAGAGAAACCAACAACTCGTCACCGAGTCCCGCGTGGAGCCCACGGTACGGAACTTGGGCCTCGGATTGAGCACTATAAGATTGCTGACTTTGTTGGCGAGTAAAAAACTCTTCCTTTTCGCCACGGGCTCAATGAAGGACAGTCGATCCAAGACCGCGATTCCTTGAGTGGCTACTTGAATTCCATACTCAAGGATGTACTCTGTGCGGTCCCCCATACCGAGGGTCGCCGCGACCACCCAGTCGTACTTACGCTCTTTCTGCGCAACCCACCAAACAGGGTCGACCAAGTTGTCTTCGTCTTTGTTGACGGTGACGGTCAGCCGGTGCTTCTTCAGCTGATCGCTCAGGATCCCAAGCGGATCATACGGGACCAAAATGGATCCTGTGATAAATGAGTGTTTAATTAGAGCGTGTGTGACCCCCGTGGGGATCGTGTAGAACGCGTCAGTCATTGATTTGGATGTTGATCCGCTAGATCTTAACGACATTTTTTGCTCCTGGAACGTCTGCTTGTCTAAAATCGTTACGGTGCATCCTAAGCTTCATGTTAAATTTAGAATGGATGAACACAGAGCAAGAGTTTCTACATAAACGTGTGATGGTCGATGCGGCAAAGCTAGACCGTGATCAGCTGTTAGACATTTTTGAGTCGGTGCATAAGCAGTACTTGATTCGGTCTCACCTATTTAGCCGGTTGGCTAGCTGGTGCGCCAAGAATTCCGTGATCCTGCCGGGGTTCGACGAACTGCTCGCTCCGCGTCCGATCGAGCGCCCTGATCCCTTACAAGTCGAAAGCTGAACGCAGCAAAAAAGGGGCGATTACTCGCCCCCAGCTCCTTCAGGGTTGAGCTTAGAGGTTAGAAGCTCGGTAAGAGTTTACCTCAGAAGTCGAGCCCGAGGGCTTTCGCCTGCTCCTCTGTTAGCTCCACGGCTTTCTTCGGACTCTTGGACGGAGCCTCCGGAGGCTCGGCAGCCGATGCCAACTCCTTAGGCTTCGCCCGAGGTGCGAACGAAGGTGCAGGAGCTTCGCCTCGACTCTCGATGAATTTCGCTTTGATTTCAGCGTGGTCGGTGCCGAGGGGCAGCTCAACCAGATCGGAACCCGGGATGTGAGACTTCAGCGCAGAGGCGCACAGAGTACCCCCTTTGTCCGTCAGCCAGTCATTGATGTCCTGGATGAGCTTCTCCTCTTCGGGGGAAGAGGTCGGCCTATCATTAAACTCCAACGCGTTGAAGTTGATTTTCGCGCCGTCAGCTCCCGTCATCGGATCGCGCTCGTTAAAGCTGCGAGTCACAAACTTAGTCGCTGTAATAACCGATGCGCAGTTGATCCGGTTGTTGTACAGCGTTTGGAAGTAACTGATGAAGTTCTTCTGCGAAGACTTACCTGAGATCATTGAGGTCGTCACGCAGCGAGGCGGAAGCAACCTGTGGTTAGGGGTGACGCCCACGTAAGCAATCCGCAGGAACTCTTCCTGATTACGCAGACCGAGGTTACCGAAGTACGGAGTGAACCCCAAGAGGACAAACTCGATGGGGATTCCGTTGTCGTTCTTATCGACGATTGCGGAGTCCGGATCTACGTCGGATTTCCAGCGACGTGCCTGTAAATCGATACGCAGCGTATGGGGCGGGACGTTGCAGAGAATCTCGTCTTGCGAAAATTGACCAGCGATGAACACCATTAGTAGATACCAGGATCAGAGGGAGAAATCAATCGAACCGATAGCAGCCGCGGCGACTTTACCTTTTTCGGGGTCAGCGGCTTTCTTTGGAGTAGTTTTAGAGGACTTAGGAAGGTACAGGATCTTGTCTGCAGTGTAGTTCAGGTAAGACTTTTCATCTTTTTCGCTCGTGGAGACCTTACCAACCACGATGGTTGGCGTGCCGGGAGCGAGTTCGGACAGTTGAGCCGAGAGCTCACCCCACCCGGTGATCTTGAACCAGGAGGTTTCGTTCTCGTCAGACTGCCACGCCAGCGACCGGTTGGTCACCGTTGTGTCAGTCAACTCGACTTCATCCGACTTCGGCCCGAGACCACCCGTGGCCATGAAAACGTTGATGGCAAGTAGATCGTGGAAGTTCTCCTCTGTAACCACAAGCATGGCTTGCATTTTGAGAACTCCATCCGGTGTCGGCTTTGTGGGGCCGAGAGCCAGAATGGTCTGATCTTTTTTGAGCTCTTTAATTAACTTCCCAACGTAATGCTTGCTCTGCTGAGCAACCACTACTTTAGTAGCCACCCTTTTTTCGTTAGAAGGTAGGCTTTCAGCAATGACGCTGATGATGCCTTCGTCTTCAATCGCTTCGTCTGTAACCTTAAGTCCGAGAAGGAAGAGGTTCATCCTTAAGTCTTCTGTAGATGGTTGAGCGGTGTACCTTGAGCGCCGTGGCAATCTGGGCGACCCCAGCGCCTTGGCTTCGGTAGGCTACTAGCAATTTGAGGTCACCGCTAGACAGCTTCTCGTTTTTCTCAGTCACGTACGCAAAGTGATACGGGTTGACACAGCCGCCGCACTTGCAGCTGTTTTTCGTGATCAGATCGTCTTTGGGGATATCTAAGTATCTCAGGATCACGTTACGCAGATAGAACCGCTCTCCAAATACGTAACAACAGGGAACTTTATTGCACTCGGTTGCAGTCCAAGTGTAGCAGAACTTGTGTGTGAAGGTGTTGAAGGCCAGCCCACAGAATAATCTGGATAAGTCTGTATCTTTATAAGTGCCGTAAGTTAGCGAGTATCCGTCTGCGTTAAACGCGCGAATAATATCGAGAGCTTGTGCTTGCGCGTGGGCACTGTCGTTAGCCAATATCGCTAGCTTTGTTTTTTTGTTACATTTGTTTAGTGACAATACGTATCTTTCATTCATATTTTATTTTTTCTTGTTGTTGCCGCCGGAAGGTTTGTTACCGCCGCTCCCTCCGCCCGACGGCTTGCTGCCCCCGCTTCCCCCACCGGAAGGCTTGCTGCCTCCGCTCCCTCCGCCCGACGGCTTGCTGCCTCCGCTTCCCCCACCGGAAGGCTTGCTGCCTCCGCTCCCTCCGCCCGACGGCTTGCTGCCTCCGCTTCCCCCACCGGAAGGTTTTGCAGCAGCCACGGCTCTCGACGCCGATGAGGTGAGGGAAGCAGCTCTCGCCACGCCGCTACCTGTTACCTTGATTCCTTGTTGTTGTAAAGCTTTCTGACCTGCTAAACTTACACGCGGCGCATTTTTTGCAAACTCCATTAGGGTTTTTGTTGACGCACCTTTTTTGATTAAGTTGGCTACATCTTTACCGCCAAGACCGGCCCCACCCGTTTTGCTGAGGTTGTAATTGATTCCGCCAGCTGTAAACCGAGATGCGTTTGGTGTAGGAGCCGCCACCTGATTAGGGGTCGGAGCCGCTCCTGCCGGCGTGGTTTCGGGCTGCCCCTGCTGACTGCCTAACGCTTTAGAAATCAGCTCCTCCCAGTTCGGTTGTTCGAATGACGGCATTTCGAATTCAGGCATCTCAAACTGCGGCATCTCGAACTGCGGCGTCTCAAAACCTCCGCCAGGGAACTGACCTCCGCTCTGCATCGAGCGGAACTCAGAGATACCTTTAATCAGATCGTCGATACCAAGATCTTTACGTAACTTGGCTATGTCTTGCACGGAGGACGTTGCGCCCGGGCTCGCCGGTTGGAACACCTGTGGATTCGCTTGCCGCGCCGCCGCACCCTCCTGTTGTTCTTGAGCGGTGCTTCCGCCTAATCGCCCACCTCGGCTGGGCTTCAGAAACTGACCCGCAGCCTTTAGTGTTTCGGTCGCCGATGCGAATTGATCCGCTGTGGGGGCGCCGATAGCCTCGACCTGACCAGCAAACCGACGTTGACGCGCCACAGTCTTTAACTTCAGTCTTTCCTAAATGTTAGCTCAATCGACTGTCTTCGTTTTCAACGAAATATCGTCGTAAACTGTGACCGCGCTTGACTACCATGTCTAATGTTTTCACAAACGCTGATGCATCCTCGTAGTTCTTGAATACCCTAGCGTCGGCCACATCGGGAGAATAACGCGCCACTTGTTTATTCGTAAGCACGGAGCTCACGTAGCCCCCCGTGGGACTCAAGATAAGCCAAGCCTCTTTAAAACGTAAGTGGGTCAGCTTGGCCACTTCGGTTTCGGTGTATAAGACACACTTTTTCTCAACTTTAACTTGATTCGGTTTTGCTGGTATTTTCTTTAAGTTAACTTCTATTTTGTGCTGCTTCTTAAGTGCTCGGGCTTTGTTACACGCGACTAAAGGCGAGTCGAACAGCTCCGGCAGAATGAACAGATCATCATCGCCGGCAATCGCGACCATATACACCCCGTTTGCTTTGATCGTGCAGATTTCCTTGTTGGGATTTTTAGAAAACTGAGCTAACTCCATTGCCTTGGTCGATCTCCGTGGATTTTACTTAGCAGACCAGTCGTTTCCGACTCCCGGGTTAGCCACCAGCTTAGTCTTTTTAAACACGGTCTTACCTGCATCTACCATTATTTCCATAAGCTTTTGCTTCCACTCCTCCTCTAAACCCTGTTTTACTTCGAGGACGCACTCGTCGTGCACCACAGCGATCAGACGCACATCCTCGTTTAAATACTCGCTAAGCGTACCTAATGCTACTTTTAGGATGTCTGCGCCCGTGCCTTGGATCAAGGTGTTGGCCGCCGTGGTCATCTTGGCGTCGTCGTAAGACAGAAGCCTCCTCCGCCCTAAGGCGGTTCGGGTGTAGCACCACCCGTCTTCCACCAGCGCACCGCGCTGCCTATGCCACTCCCGCAGCTTCGGGTAGCTGTTATGAAACTTGGCGTGCAGAACTTTACTTTCTGAGAGCGTGAGCTTCAAGTTATAGGAAGCTGCTGCGTACGTTTTAAACTTTCTGTATCCGATACCAAAGATCATACCGAAGTTGGCGCCCTTAGCCATTTGTCGTTGGCCTGGTGTCACCTCAGAAATATCACAGTCGTTTATGAGGCTTGCGGTGAGCGTATGTAAATCAATGTCGTTATTGAATGCCTCCTGCATTTGAGGAATATCTGCCAGCTCTGCCAACAGCCGCAGTTCCATTTGGTTGTAGTCCGAGATGATCAGAGAGTAACCCTCGGTCGCGGTGAAACACTTTCGGAAACTTTTATCGCGTGGAACCTGCTGGAGATTCACGGCAAAGGTCGACTTTGTTTTGGTCTTTGCGACCTTCTTGGCCCCCGCGCACGTGAACCTGCCGCTGTTTGCCCCCACTTGGTTGTAGAAGCTGTGAATCCTGCGCGTCACTGGATTGATGTTCTCAAACAGCTTGGTGACGTGCTCCAACTGCGTTTCGATCTTGGTCCTCTCCTTGTAAAGAGTCAGGGTCGGATCTGCACTATGGAACTCTGCAAGCGATATCTGATTTAAGGTCTTTTTGTGCGTGACCTCATCTGTCGGTAGGTCGATGTAGCACAAGGTAAACGCAGCGACAACCTGAGTCGTAGAACCTGGGTTGAATTCTTTCTTGGCGTTTTTACCTACAAGAACCTTCCCTTCGACGTTGCGTGGAAGCTTCGCGTGCTCCGGCAGGCGTGCGTCCAGAGACTCCACGAACTCTGTAGTTTTATCCTCTAGTGCGGTTTCGATGTCGACTTTTAGCTTGTGCAGCCTTTCGAGATCGACATTGAAACCTCGGAAGCACATCAGAGCTACCGGGCGAATGCACTTGGACTCGATGCTGTAGATACCAATCAGCTCGTCTTGTTTCAACTCCACTAACTGCTCAGCAGCGATCTTTGGGAGAATATCTACGTCTGTAGCTGCGTATGTAACCTGCTCGATAGTCAGATCTGGCTGACTCCAATCAGTCATTCGCTGTTCTTTATCCAATTCCATTCCGAGCCGCCGCTCAGCTACGGCTTTCAGGGAGCACGAAATATCGTCAAAGTACGATTTGTTTGCCTTTGGCGAGATCTTCTTCTCAAGAAACCCGGCCCGTAAGACCCGCTCTGCGATGTACGTATCAAAGAGTTTATTCTTGAAGTCGATACCTAAGTAAAGAAAGAACTGTAAGTCAAACGTTAGGTTATGACCGAGGAGCATTTCCCTGCTTTCGATCAGAGCCTTGAGGGATTCCTTTACGTCCGTCTTAAAGAAATCAAATACGTAGATTGTTCTATCGCTGTTAGCGGGATCTGCGTCGCACAGCTGCAGCAGACGGGGCTTGGCTATGCCAGCCTGAAGCCCCGTGGTCTCGAAGTCAGCGCAAAGCTTTGGCGATTTTTTAAGCTCTTCGAGTGCAGTCAGAGCTTTCTGCGTGTCTGTCAGATAAGTGATTTGCATCTCGAAGGCGGTGTAAAGAGGGAATAAAAAACGCTCCCAAGCAATCTCGGGAGCGTTATGAACTTAGCTCAGCGGTCGTGTCAGCGCAGCTTACTGGCGAAGATCGCGATTGTGTGGTCCTCGGCGTCCGACCAAGTTTCCTGCAACGCAGCGCCCTTCTCGCTGAGGCGAACCTTGTAGTAAACCCGGCTGAGAGCACCAGGGATGAGCTGTCTGGACTCCTCTCCGGTGCTGTACCCGGTAGCCACGTCGCTCTCGACTTGAGTTAGACCGTTCTTCTGGCAGAAGATCAGGCCGTCCCGGAGGCCGATGTACAGGGAGCCCACGTGGAAGGACTCGCGACGGGGAGTCTCTTTCGAGATGTCCCTAGGAACGTACAGGTTGTCTTCTGTGCGCTTGAACCCTTTAAATGCTGAGGACGTCTCTGGCAACAGGCTGAAATCCGCACAGTGATTAACGAACTCAGTCGCCAGGTGACGAAGAGTTGTCCACTCGGTTTTGTCGAGATTGCTGATCAACAATGCGGCCCCAGCAGCCCAGTTCGATTGCGAGTGGAGGATCTTGTCGATGATTTCCTCCGCCTGGGGGGCGTCTGCGGATGCCTGGATGCTTGAGGCCCTTGCGAACGTCCGTGGGACGATCTGACGGTGCGTTTCCGTCGTCCCCTCTTTATGCACCGAGATCTTCCACGCGAGACTAGCCAGCTCCGGTTTGGCCTGTTTTACGGCCATATCGAACAAGGCTTTGCTGTTGAGGCGCCTGCCGTCAACCAGCTTGTTGATATCGACGGCGACAGGATCGTTACCGTGAGACAAGGTGAGTAGAGCCGCCGCTTCAGTGCTATTGAGCGGAGTGCCTTTGTAGTTGAATTGAAAGTTCACTTCAAGTGAAGGTAGGTGGGTTTGCGGATCGATGGTAGGCACAGAATGGTGGGAGACACAAGCCTTGTTCTCAAATCCTTAAGGTTTAGGAGCCGCAGCGGTGCTGTCCAGCAGCGTGCACCACGCGTGGACGTCCTCAGCAACCGTATTGCTGAGTTCATCTAGCTCAAGAGTCGACATCAGTAGTTGAGCTTTTATGTTGTGGAGAGAACGCACTCCGTAGGATACGCTGAGGTAATCCTCTAGAGCAAGCCGCACGCCATTACTTCTGGCTGATGCAGCTGTATCTGTTCTTGCGATGAAGAACGTTTCCGCGGAGGGATCGTAGATCACCCAACAATTTAAGTGGGCGATCGAACCTCCTCCTCGGTACATAGCATTAGTTTGCGGGATATTGAACGACAGGACGCTACGTACCCACTCTTTGACGTTGTTGCTCGACGTTGAATCTGTGCAGTACTCATTCAAGATTCTCTTGATCTCTTCCTGTTGCTTCACGGCTCTAAGACCTCCAACAGTTTTACCCAGTTAGCCACGCCGTTTATTCTGCCGTTGCATATAAAGTATTCGTTTGTTATGCAGTTATACCAGATGTCTCCGATTCTAGAATCCGCTGTTGTTGGGGCGCTTGCCTTACTTTCTGCGGAGGGTTGGGTGCGAGTGGCAGCTTGCTTTTCATACTCAGCTTTAATTTGAGCGATCGTTTGAATCTGTTCCGCGTGGCCAGCCGCATCTAGAGTCATCGGAAGCACCGCTGGATTGCGTCAATGGTGTTCTCCGTATTGTAGAGATTTACCGAAAATACCTCATCGCTGAACTTGTAACAAATGTCCGGTACGTCTGTTTCCACACAGACTGTGCTCCATTGCGTCCCCGTTGTTTGCTTAAATGTATTCAGGCGAGAGCAGAAGGCGTCTGTGAGGTCTGCATACCCGTCCGTGATCATGAGAATGTCCGCCCGCGGGTCCTTACACCCTTTTTCGAGCGCGTGGCCGACAACGGCATTGAAGCTCGTCCCGCCGCCGAGCGTCCATTCCGCAACGAAGTCCAGCAACGTTGAGATATCAGCAGCGCCTGGTTTTAGCTGGATGCTCTTGTCGATCCGAGTGTCGAACAGATTTATGTAAACCGTACGGTTTTCTTTGAGGGCTTGCTCTGTTATGACAAGCGTGATGGCTTTACTCCACAGCTCTCGCTCTCCGCTCATTGAGCCGGAAACGTCCACGTACATGACGACGGGACCTTTATCGAGATGCTTTGCAGTTGCTGTGTAGTCCTTAGTTAGCAGGGTCTTGTGCGCAAATTTGAGGGCAAACAGAGCCCTGCCTTGTTCCGTACCTGCCAGTGCTGTTTCAATCGGGAAGGCTCGCGTCAGATCATCGCTGAATTTGGCGCCCACGATACAGTCATAGTTTGCTTTGTTCTTCTTTGCGCGCTTTCGCTCAACCCAAGTCTGTTTAAGCGCTCCCAGCTTCTTGGCTAGTTGTCGCAACGCTTTATTGTTTGCCAGCCGCTGAGCCAATTCCTTCTTTTGCTTGAGATCGGCCGTCTTCGAGCCGGCGCCCGCTGTCGTTCCGGCCAGCGTGGACATTTGCTCGTTCTGATCCTTGCTCTCCTGCAGCGTCTGATCTACAATCTTGTTTGCCTGCGGGCGCAGAGCTTCCGAGGCTTGCTGGATTGCCTCACTGATCGCTTGGTTCAGCTGCTTGCCTTTCTGTCTTGCTTTATCGGCCGCAGCCCTATCACCCGCTGCCTGGGCTCTCTTGAACTCTTCCCGCAGCTGCTGCAGTTGGTCTGCTGCGTTGGTCAGAAGCTCTACGTCGAAAGACTGATTAGATATAGCCTCTTCGATTACTTCTGCGAGTTTGTTGAGGATGGAGACCGCGTTGTTACCGCTGTTGAACTGATCTCCTACGCAATGCTGCAACAGGTCGCGCCACGCTGCCGCGTTGGATAGATCCGTCATGATCGCGTGCCAGATTCCGTTCTCTGGCTTGTACCCTTGAGGCAACGCGGAAGTCTCTCCGTCACACATACGACGGAAGTAGTCTTCATACGCGTCTTCAGTCACCAGCCAGTTGACTTCATCGGCGTTGTACAGCCGATCAAACACTTCTTTACCGAAGCGGGAGAGCTGACGGATGTTGTAATGATCGATCAGATACTTGACGGCCGGACGCGACTCGCGCACGAAGTCAGACCATAGGAAGTCAGCAAGAGCAGAGCACGCTAGTGTGAGCGGCTCGTTATCGCACAGCCGAACAAACTCAGTTTGCGTGGTGAACTGATGGGAGCTCATGACGATGATTCTGTTGAGTTGAAGTAACTGCACTCTCGTGCGAAGAACGGATCGGTAAGCGCTTCCGGAACCTCAAGCCCGCAGCCGGACGCCCCCCAGTAAGCACAAGAAGTACAGGGAACTCGCGGCTCGGAAGAACGTCTAGGCAGATCAGGAGCCAAGTTCTTGTAGGTCAAACCTTTGCGAACTTGATTTATGCACTGCTTCGAGACATTCAGTTCGCGACCTAAGGCGGAGTCGGATTCCTGAGACAGGAGGATGTATGTAACATCCCCCACGCTTAGCTTTCCTTTGTTCTTTGGTTTGGTTGTCATTCCTTACTGAAGTCGCTGATGGCTCGGGCCAGGGTGTCGCAGTTGTTTTGCAAGTGTTGAACGAGTTTCACCCCATTCGCTCGCGTGGAAACCGTCATCCTCAATCTAGTGCCGTCCAAGATCTCGGATACTTTATCCTTCACTGTCGTCATATCTTTATGGTATTTCCTGATCAGCATCACAAAGTCGTTGAGCTCTGTCAGACCCTTGGTGCGTACTTTGTTGGAGTGGGCCGAGTACTCTGCCATGATCCCTGCAGCTGCTCGCTTCGCATCGCCGAAGACTTTGTCTGCGGTTGGGACTTCTTGTTCCAGAACTTCTTTGATAACGGTTTGGTCTTCCGCTGTCGTATAGACAATGTGTATCAGGCTGTTGTGCATGTGCTCCGGCACCAGTTCGTCATCACCCAAGACAACTGCCCAGGCTCGAAGAAACTTCAGGATCTGAATGCGACGCCGGTCGCTGATTGTGATACCGCGCTGTTCGAGCATCTCCCAGACAGAGTTAAACTTATCTAGAAACTCTTCAGAGGCTTTGAGCTGCGTTGCAGCAGCCTGCAGCTGTTCTAGTTCCTGTAGGGACAAGGCTTGCCCCACCGTGGGCCGCTCATCGATCCCTAGGCCCCACTCGTCCAGTCGACGCTTGGAGGTTGGTTTGCGCAGCGGCAGCACGGTTGGACGGAACAGAAAACGATCCGCAAAGGCCTGCAGAGATTCCTCATCGGGCCAGCTGTTTGTTGCTGCGATGATCGATTGGATGGGAGTTTTGATGTTCTCTTTGCCGTTGTTGAATGTCCGTTCGTTCAGGAGAGTCAGAAGCGAATTCAAGATTGCGGAGCTTCCACGAAACAGCTCATCAGTGAAAGCAATGTGCGCATCCGGAAGGTAACCAGATACGTCGCGAGTGTATTCATCGTTCAGTAGCTTGCTGACTGCTACCGGCCCGAAGACTTCCGAGGGATCGGACGTGGGCGTAAGCAGATATCCGAAGTAACGCGCGTCTGTGATTCCGCCGCAAATTGAGCGAACCAAATCAGATTTACCTGTGCCGGGAGCGCCGAGGAGAAAAGCGTTCTGCTTGCTGATCAGCGTGGCAAGCAAACCATCCACGATCGGTTCACGCTCAAGATAAGCAGCATTGAGAGCTCCGCGAAAGTTTTGAAGTTTGATGAACAAAGAGTTTTCCATGGTGTTGTTGATTGTTGGTTAGCTGTAGGTCTGAATGATTTCCTGAAGGGTCGTTGCTTCTTCTGTCTTGACGGAGACAGTCTCGACTCTGACCCCTGTGCACTCGTCGTGCTTCTGTCGTATTAGTGTTTTGTATTTAGTTGTCCAATCTTGCCTAAGCTTTACGAGTTCCTGTGCTGATGTTTTCACTAACTCATTAAGTTCGTCAACTTTCTTTTCGTCCCAAAGTACAAACTCTCCTATGTCTCTTTCATATTCCTCGCGAGTTACAAGTCTCGGTTCGGCACTCTCGTCAAATTTGCACCAGATTCTCCCCTCCTTATCTTCTGCTACGAGCATACAATTTCGATACAGTGGGGATCCCTCCATGTAGTGACTGGTTACGCATCTGTCTAATTGATCGTCTGAGATAGCTTGTTTCCTCGCATATTTTGTGAATTTGAGCGCAGAGGGGACCGGAGCGTGGCGGGCGACCCGCCCCTCCACGTAGACCTGTAGCTCCATTAGGGATTTAAAACTGGCTCCAGGTATCAGGATTAAACCGTAATCAGTATGTTCTACTGTGAGCGACTCGAAAAAGAAGTCGCCGATAGTGTTCCCTCGTTTCCGATAGAACACTTCAACCTGAACGAGACATCTCGGCGTTGAGATATCCAGATCTTGGAGTTTCTTAGTAGAAAGGCGTGCCACTGGTAGTAACTAACGATGGATACGGAGTTTCGCGCGGGAACTTAATTGACTCTTCGTCAATCCAACACTGCGTCGAAAGCTTTTGACTTACCTGACGTAGAGCGGCTCCCGCAGCCTCTACGGAAGAGAACCACACAGCCTGTGCGGGGTCTGGTGTAAATACTTCTATGTCCTTAAGGAAACCCTTGAAGGATTTAAGAACGACAATCGAGCGCTCCATCAGAAGTCAACCTCCTGGTCTTCGTTGCTCAGCGTGGAAGCTACCGGCTCTTCGGCCACTTCGGCGATCAAATCATCCAGCCGAGTTCCAGCTTCGCCGATTAGCTCTTTACGCTGATTGATTAGTTTCTTGAGCTGTTTGGCACGCTGTGCGTAGATATCCATCTCAAGGTCTGCATCCTTAACCAGCAGATTAAGAGCGTTTGCGTTTTCTGCAGTTTGAATCCTTTCGCACAGTGTCTTGTAAGACGAACTTAGTGCCAGAGACTTCTGGAGTTTTTCCAAACCTTTTGAAGGGTCCCGAGTGTCGCAGATCGAAGTAAGTTCGTTCCGGATTTCTTCCTGAACTTCAAAAAACTCTTTCGTGCCTGCATCTCTGGTTGCTCGTTCGGGGGCTTGGATCGCTTGTCCGGCATTGAGGAGACGATCAGCCAAGCCAGCGAGTTGCTCAAAGCCCGGCACAGAGTCACTGATTAGTTTCAGTTTCTCTGCCGTGATCTGCCAGCTTCCACGCTTCTTATCGCCGCCGGTTTGCTGCTTGCCAATCTTGGTCGAACTGCGTACATCCAGGTCATCGAGGAGTTCTGCGCCAATCGTGAGAGCTTTGTCAGCGGCGTTAGCGCGGGCAGCCTGTAGAACTTGTTGTGTATTGATCTGGTTCTCGTAAGCGAGCAGGGAAGTCAGGTCCCCTTCGATCGGTTTTGTCACCGTCGTCATCGAGACGGGGAGCGGCCCGAGAACTGAAACACGTACGGGTGTTTTGTACTCTTCCCTAGTAGGGAAGATCCTCAGATAGGCTTCGTAAGCCAGGCGGAATTCCTCATCATCCTTAAACAACGGACGCAGGATTCCTTCGGCCGTGGCCGCCCACGCATCGTGCTCCGACTTCCAAAGATCTTTCAACCGATCGTTTGCGGCTTCAGCCGCTGCCCGAATCTCTTTGATCAAGTCATTAGCAGGCTTAAAGTAATTAGCAGTGACAAAGTGAGCGTCATGGTAATGAATGCAAAAGCTGTCATACAGTTCACGCTGCATAACGCGAAGTGAATCAAGTTCTGCCTTAAGCGCATTGCTGAGATTCGGACGAAGACTGACGGTATTGTTTCGCTCCAGGGTCTCGATTACCGACTCAGGAAGCTTCAGATCGTCAAACTTGATTTGAACGCTTTGGCGGACGTCTGCGGAGACAGAGCAGCTCAGTAGATAATGTGTCGTCATTGTGTTTAGTTAAGTAAGTGGGGAGCTAGTCCTTAGTGAAAACCCCCTACGAGAGGGGGCGGGTGTCCCACGCACAAGATTGTACACGGGTTTGTCTGGACTGTTTGGTTTGTTGCGAATTGCAAAAACTGTTACAGACTTAACTTTTGCGCAATCGTGTAAAAGCAAGATTGATCCGATCAGTCAGCTCGTCGCATTCACGCGAGGCGATCAGCTGCTCGGTCGTGTGCTTAAGAGCCATCTTAGCGAGTTTGAGCTCGTGCTCAAGCTTACTAACCTTTGCCTGCAACCGTTCGAGCTTGACGTGCGGCGTGGGAATCTTGGAGACTCTCACGATAATGTGTGTGTTGTTGACAGGGAAGCGGAACCTGCTCTCGTCGCCACTAAACAGAGACAGGTCGAGACCTTGAGACTCTGCGATTTCTAAATCTCTCAGCAGATTGTCACGTGCTGCGTTGAAGGGCAGACCGAAGGACTCATCTAGGGCTGTCTGGGCTTGATCTTTTTCATCGTAAGCATCAGCAGCAGCTGCGCCGAGCTTGACGAGATCGGAGGATTTGATTTGCATGATGAAGTGAAATGATGTAAGCCCACCGCGTTTTAGGCGGTCGGTGGCACCGCAAGCATGGTAGCACACTTTATGTATTCAAGTCGGCGCTGGGGAATCGAACCCCCTCATGCCCCACCGAATTGGCTTCTTGGGGAGCAGCCACCAGGCGCGCCGACCCTTACTTTACCTGGGATTTAGTAGTAAAAGTTACCGGCGAACATAAACTGCCACATTATTTGGGTTAGTTACGAAATTTTCTTGCATAAAACTTTCTTTTGCCTCCTCGGGAGAGGTTGCTCGGATCCGACCCTTGTACGTCCACTGAGCTTCGTGAGCTCGCGAGAAAACGTCGAAATCTTTCTCAGCAGACGGCTTCGTGGTAAACACGCGATTGCGATTAACGGCTCTTGCAGTTTACGGCATGAT